CCATACAGATCGTAAAGTTGAGCGCTAGTGCCAAGCAAGCCCGTGCCAAATGACAACTGACGCTGCCCTGCTTCTTGCGCCGATGCAGCCAGTTGTGCGTCCTGCTGGGCCAGAGCGTTGTAGTACGCCTCCAGTTCAGGATTGGCAGCGCTAAGACCCATACCGCCACCAGGACGCAGCCCGGTGCCGCCAACAGCCAGACCACCTCGACCTGACTGATACAGTTGATTTTGAAGGCCAGCGTATTGCCGCTCACGGCTAGGGGCCAGTAAAGCCTGTTGGCTCGCCATGTACTTGGCGGCAACCTGTTCTGGCGTTTCAGCCAGATACCCTTCAGCAAGGCCAAACAACCGAGGCACCGCTGCCGATAGGGGAGCCAACCTGCCGGGGGCCATTTCAGCTTCTGTCAGCCCCTGGCCAGCCAACCCCAGCAAACGTTGTTGATAGGCTTGAAACTCAGGGGTGAGCTGATAACTTGCGCCAGAAACGCGGCCTTCTGGGCCGTATTGGAACTGCGACTGACCGAAGCGCGTCGTGATGCCTACGGGACGAAAACGCGCTTCTTCAGCTGCAAGTTGAGCAGATTCGCGCTGCGCGGCAGCTTGCGCCTCTGCGGCTTTTTGTGCTGAACGGCCCCCGAGAAGTGATCCTACTAAACCGCCCATTACGATCTCCTAACAAATATTTGATAAGGCTTGTTGTCAAGCCCAATGAAGTCTTTAACAAACTCAAACCCAAAAAGACCAATGAATTTTTTGTGCTTCTTATCGCCGATCGGGTGTACGGCGTAAAGATCAGGCATATTTTTCAGATCGTCGATCATGCGGAGCTTCACAGTCTTTGACCACCGATGGCAGTCGCAATGAATGAACTGCACGCCCGCATGATGTTCAATATAGAGCGTGTAATCATCATTGACAACCACTGGCGTTTTCACGCAGTCCGTTTCCACATATAAACAGTGATGTACGGCTGATAGTTGGCGTTGGTGCCAGAGGAGCCCTCAGTGCTATTGGATACGGTTATTCCAGTGGTAACAGTAGTGGTATCAACATCTGACCCAGCTACTGTTGTATTTCTAACTGGGTTACCGCCACCTGCGCAAGCGCCAGCAGACCCAGCACCATGAAAGTGCCCTGGATCAGTAACCGTCGCAGTGTGCGTGTGGCTAACAACAATTGCATCCGCAGAACCGCCAGTTTCTTCAGCCGTATCGAACAACGCATTAGCAGCGTTAAATCCAACCGGCACGCGCCCTGCGCCAAATGCCGACCAAGTTCCAAAGCCAAGCAGTGTGCCAGGATTGGTGCTGTTGGTGGCATTGATGTAGATGGAGCCAACCGGATGCAATGTTGCCATAGCGGCCTGCACAAATGCCGTGGTGGCTAGGCTTGTATCGTTGTCGCCAAAGGATTGCGTGACGCCAACAGCCCCAGAAGGAAGCGTAACGGTGCCTGTAAAAGTAGGCGAAACCAGATCGGCCTTGGTCGCCACCGCAATAGCGATGTTGGCAAACTCGGTGTTGATCTCCGTGCCCTTGACGATCTTGAGCGGATCGCCAGATGACAGCGCATCCTTGGTCGCAAAGTTTGTGCTCTGGGTATAGTTACTCACGATAGTTTTCCTTCTTTGGCCTGGATTTCGATCTTCTGGATCGACATAGATGAGCCGTTGATGTCGCTCTCGTAGCCTGTTTGGACAACCTTACCGCTGCCGCTGGCTTGCGTCTGCAATTGTTGCAACGCAATGCCATCAGAATACTGGGCGACAGGTACGCCGTTAGCGCCATATTCGGCTACGCCGTACTGTGATTCTCCCTGCGTTGGGATGTACATATTCGACGACAAATAATTGGTCGAAAAGTCAAATCCCCACTTAGCCGTGACGTACTGGTTAGACCCGCCGATGACGATCACCTTCAGGCGCTTCAAAATTGAGGTGATGTTCTGATCGCCTAGGTCAGCGTGGTTCGTGTAGTACTGCATCCGGTAGGAGGATGTGTGGTCTTTATATGTCCCGTATTTGCCGATGTACCCCAGCTTGCCAATCAACAGGTCGCCATTGCGTCGTGACAGTAGCGCAGTCGGCTCAATTGAGTCCCAGTTCGTAATCCGAAACGCGTTATCTTGCAACTGCACGCGGGTATCAAAGCAGTAGACCTCTTTGACCGACGGCAGCGTTAGCAGATAGAAGGCTTCTTTTTCAGAATAGACCGACTTGATGTTGGCGAGCGTCTCGCTGCCAACAATGTTCATCAAATCGTTTCGCACGTTTTTCGACAAGTCACCTAGCGGCGCTGACTTCTCGATAATCGTTCGGGCAAAAGAGCGCAGGCCCGAGTTAGACAGGAACAGCACATCTTTGCCGGTGGTCTGGATTGAGTCACGCGCAATGCAACCGATGCCCCCGACCGTGTCACCGAGCGACATAGTAGATGGCGTGGTGGCATTAGCGTAGACCAGAATCTGGCGCTTGCCAAAAATGATCAGGAAGCCGTTGTGCGCTGCAAGACCCTGCACCTCATCTGCGCCATTGGGCCATACCCGGTCTACGTTGAGCGAACCCGAGGTGCCGGTAGACCAAACATGACCGGCCAGCAGGTCAGAGAAGTACACCGTGTTCTTGATCGTAGATGTATTTGCAACCCACAAACGGCCAAAGGCGGCGATCACAATGTTGCCGCTGGGCACCGTGCCGACGTAACCTGTTTTCTCAGTAACGCGCCGGTAGGTGGATGTGCTCACCGCAGGATCAAAGATCAGCGGATCGTGGCCAGTTTGGAAGAAGTAGGTGATGCCGTTGAGCGAAGCACAAGACCAATTGCTGGCGGTGATGGTTGGGGTTGTACCCCCGCCCCCGTAGGTCAACTCTACAACAGCATCAGAGCTGTCGAGCTTGAACAGTTTATTGTTGCCAGCAAACAGCACGGTCAACGTGCCATCTGGCTGCACTAATTCATGGATCACCCCGACGTTGTTAGCGCCCAGGTTGCCAGACGAACTATTGACGCGGCTCCACCCTTTGCGCGAGCCGATGCGGCCATACTGATCGATGATGCAGTTGGTCGCCACCAGCGCAAAGCCAGCATTCAAATCAAGAGGCGAGTCTTGAGTGTTCAGCCCATAGAAACCGGGGGCTGAAATGCTGTAGGTGGAGAGGGGTTCGCTCATACCGCGACAAATTCCTGGCTGTCGGGGAAACGAGTAGCTTCCAGCGCAATGTAGTCTGAGAGCATGGCGCGGTACAACTGATAGGCTTCAGACGAGGACAGTCCACCGTCTTCACCGCGCTCAGCCAGCGCACGCGCAAAGGCGTTCTGTATCACCAGTGCGCTAGGCACCAAAAGCACAGTACTGTCGGAGGCCAGATCAGCCTGGGGAATCGTCAGCGTGAATTGCAACGCGTAGACGCCATCAGGCCGAGGATAGAGCGTCACCTTGGCGTCGTTGTTAACATCGACCCCCTCGAAAATGAACTCGCTGGGGATGCCAGAGACTGGCGTAGCAAAGTTCTGCCGCCGATTCATCAGCGGAAAGGAGATGTTCTTCAGGCCGACGTTGGAGGTAATGTTAATCGAATCCTGCAACTGGAACTTCTGGCCTGCGCCAGTCAATGAATACTTGTAAGTATTTGCGACAGTATTGACCGCGAGGTCTTGAGAGAGCACATCCCAGTTAAAGGCGTCCTCGATCTGGCGCTTGGCATCGTTAACGAACTTGCCGATAAGCGACGAGTAGGTTGTTTCGCTATTGGTGGAAACAGTCGTCTCACGCAACCGCGCCAACACTTCATTGATCAGTTGCAGGTAGGTCATGTTCTTGTCAGCCCCACTTCTTCAAATGTTGCAATAAAACTAAAAGAACTGCCCGATTCAGTCGTTATTTTGAGTTTATCGCCTTCTTCTAAAACGATATAGGCATTGCCATCAAACTGCAAATATTCTTTCGTCGTAAAATTTACAGAAGTCAAAATGTCAAGGGTAGTGCTAGCGCTGGAGTCAAACCATTGCACAGTGATGTGTTTTGTTGCGCCGCCTGTGTTGTGAATGTACATCACAGTAAATTTGGCGTAATAGCCCGTAGGACAGGTATAGACTGTCGTATCAACTGCCGCTGTAGGACTAACTCCAACCGATAGGGCTCTCACTTCTTGTTCCTCGCTGAGATTGCTTTAGCTTTGGCTACGGCATCCGCTTTGGACGATGCGCCCCAAGCCTTGAGGGACAGAAGCAAGCGAGTCGGTTCGCCGTCCTTGTACTCAGGCCCAGGCATATTGCCCATTCGCGCTAAGAAGGAGGCCCGTCTAGGGTTGTCGCCCGACTTTACCGGGGCTTTAAGACTGCCCCCGGTAGCAGCATTATAGGACGATCTCCCCTTGGCGTTCAAGCCGCCAGAGGGAGATTTTCCTTCTTTTCGCTGCCAAGCGGGGGTCTTCATTTCTTCGCCTTTTTGGGTGGCGTGTGGGTCAGGGTCTTGCTTTGCGCCGTGTGCTTTGCGCCCGTCATCAAGACCCCGCCTTCCTTGTGAATCGGGCCTTTGTAGACTTTGCCATCCGGCAGGTAGTGTGTGGCCGTTTTGCTCATCGCTTTGGCTTCTTGGCAGTCTTGGCGGCTTTCTTGAAATCCGCGTTAGTGGGTGCGGCCTTGGAGCCGACTTTGTTCATCTTCTCACCAGAGCCAGCCTTAATCCGCGCTTGCTTGGCATTGATGTTGGCGTAAAGACCGGGTTTCATTTCTTCTTTGCCTTTCCAGCTTGAGACAGTGCAATGGCGATAGCCTGCTTGGGGTTTTTGACTACCTTCTTGTTAGAGGTCAATTCCCCAGCCTTAAATTCTCGCATGACCTTGCTGATTTTCTTCTCAGCCTTGGTCTTCATTTTTTGCCTCGGGTCATCTTGTTGGTCATCGTGCGCTGGCCACGGACGGGCAGCTTGGGCTTGCCAACAGCCACCATGATGGTGACCGGAGTGCCGCCCTTTTTGGCAGGCGCTTTGGGCGTAGACATTTTGGGTGCTTTTCCGTACATGATCAATCCTTAGATGGTTACTTCTTTGCGAGGACGGCCCCGTTGCGGAGGCATCTGTTGCGTCGGGCGAAGCGGCGTAATGTTTCGGTCAACCTCAGTCGGCGACGGATCATCGATGCGGACGTATCCGGCATGACCGCGCATTGAATCAATATCGTGCTGAAGAGTGAACGTCACCGTATTGCCACTCTGAAGACAGCGAAATGTAGCCATTTGAATCCTTAGAAAACAGGGGGCTTGTGGCCCCCTGTCTATGTTTACACCATGCGGCCAATGACCATTTTAACGGTCGTCGTACCTAGGTCAACAGCGCCACCAGTCGTGTTGGTGGTGGCAATCGTCACCGTGTTTGCAGCGGAAACGTAAGCGCGGCGCACGAGGCCAGCCTCGGAAACGCCAGCAGACATACTGATCACCATGTCGCCCAGGGCAACGCCAGGGACGGTGACGGTATCAGTAGCAGCAGCTTGATCAGCCACGGAGGCCGAGTCGAGCGTACAAGAAACAGCCCAAGTGTCAGAGTAGACGCCTCGGAACTGGTCATTCCCGCGACGGGAAGTGACAGCGGTAGCAGCAGCCATTTATATCTCCTTAAAAAGACGCCCCCCAGCTTGTGGCCAGGGGGCAGTTCATTAGGCCGGGACGGCCAGAGCGAAGGCGGCAGAAGCGTTGGCAGCGGTGCTGGTTGCGCTGGTACGCAGAGCTTTCACGCCGTACAGGGTATCAGCCGTGAACAGGGTACCGAGGTATTCCTGCTTGTACTGAGTCTGCGAACGAATGCCCAGCTGCTCAATCAGCACCATCGCATCGCGGTGGCCCATCAGGCAGATACGGTCAGCAGCGCTATTGCCAGCGCCGGTGTCGGCGTTGGACGAAGCAAACACAGCCATACCGTACAGCTGACCGATTTCACCGTTGCGGATAGCATCGCCGTTGCCGACGAACGCTTGCTCGGTGTAACGGGCCAGACCCATCAGGGTGTTGCGGCTCGACGGGGGGATCAGGAAGAAACGGCCATCCATAGGGATGTCGTTGTCGTCCAGGCGCTGGATGGTGCGGCGGATAGCAGCATCAGTAAGTGCAGCAGCGTTGGAGGTCGAGCTGTTGTAGGCGGTGGTGCCGTCAGAGCCGATGAACGCCTTCGTGCTGGAAGCAGAAGTAGCATAGTCGTCCGTGCCAACAGTAGCGCCGTTGAAGCTGCGGCCCAATTGAACCAGATCGGTATCGATGCGACGAGCCAGAGCGTAGCCAGCGTCTTCCGTGTAGAAAGAACGCAGCGAGGTCAGGGCTTGCACTTCGACGATGTCCTCGATCAAGCGGCTGTATTCATAGTGCTTGTTGATCAGCACTTGAATGTTGGTGTCGCTCTCTGCAATCAGAGTAACGGCATCAGTTGCAGCTTTGGCCGAAGCATTGCCACGAGCAGGCGAGGGGATGTTAACCGTGTCACCCTTTTTGCCTTTGAAAGACATCTTCTTGACCAAGTTGGCCAGGACGAGGTTTTTCTTATAGGCGGCAACAATTTCATCACTCCAAATTTCAGGAATGAAGTTAGCTGCGGAGGTGGTGGTAACGCTATTAGTGGGGGAAAAGGCGGTGTTTGCCATAGTTAAATCTCCAAAAGTGGTTTATCGAACCCGACCCTCTGCATACGCAACCATGATCTCATCAGAAAGGGCTTCGTAGCGGGACGGGTCTGTCATCTTGAGCCTAATAAGGTCAGACCGGCGGTAGACGCGCTTGGAACTCTCGCCAGAGCCACCAGTGTCAACTTGTGCTGCTTTCATGTTCTGCTTTCTGACGGCATCTCCTGCTTTCTCAGTTTGCTGAACCTTAACGCCGCGCAGTTGCTTGAAGGTGGACAACAGTTCATTAGCCGAGTCGTAATCAAACTCACCATCAGCCTTCGCATACAGACCCACCCGCACTGGCGAGGATTTTACCCACGCCGCAAAGTCAGGGTCTTGCACCAACTGAGCATAGTCAGGGTGCTCTTGCGATAGCTTTTGTTGAATCTGCATCCGTTTGAAATCAGCAGCAGCTTGACGCGCTGCAACAACATCCGGGTGACGATCTACGGTTTTCTGGACTGCCTTTTGAGGATTCTCAAAGAAATCTACTTCAGGCTCTTCCTCTTGAATAGGTTGTTGCTTAGAACCGAGGTTCTGCTTGATGAGTTCATCCGCGAGCTTGCGAACTTCGCCGACTTCTTGCGCCTGCTTACCGATTAGCTTTTCAGCCTCTTGGTGCATACGAATAACGTCTTCGAGACTTTTGGCCCGATATTTCTCGGGAATCTCTACTACTTGTTTCGCTTCCTCAGCTTCGATCTCACTGGGCAATTCGGATTCTTGGTCAATCAACATATGGTTCCTGCCATTTTGGTTGTAGGAGATTCAACTCGGCATTCCTGCTTATGAGTTGGCTTTGCGTTCCGCATTCAATTTGTCGGTGTGCCGTTGCTCAAACCGTCCGTAAGCAGACGGGAAGTGCCCAGACCAACCTTCCAAATTGAACTTTGGAGCGCTAATCGTGCGCGAGGCAACACCTCCGCACGAACACAAAATGCTGGCCGTCTCATAATCAGTCAGGCACTCAGTGCGTTGTCCGCATTCGCAGACAAATTCATACATTCTCAGCATTCAAATCCTCATATGCACGTTCGCTGATCTGCTTGAGATTTCTCAGCCAAGTCAGGATTGAAAGTTCACCCTGACGAAAGTGTAAGGTTTTTTCATCGGGAATGGTAGAAATATTATTTAGCGGTTCGATCATTTTGTCAATATCCTCGATCAGGTCTAGCCAGCCCTGCTGCGAGAACATACTAAATCGTTCTTCGTAATACTTCTGAAGTTCAGGTGTCACGGGTTGCCTGTCTAATAATGAAAATAACGATTGTGCCAAGAATGGACACTGTCAGTACAACGCCAACAATCTGAGCAATCAGCAGACGCTGGGCCACCAGCTTGACCCTGGCGATCTTGGCCTCCCGCTCAGCAGTCGCCCGCGCTTGTTTGATCTTCATCCGCTCTTTGAGCATCATCTCCCAGAGTTCTGGGTAGCCGCCGTAGACCAACTGATGCTTTAGCTGCTCCTCTGCTTCGCGCAGGGCATTGGCCTGCATGACAATCTCCATTGCTTTGCCGGTATCTGACTGCCCTTTCTTGGCTTTGTCGTTAGCCGCCTTCTGGACGACATCCTTCGCGTCAAAGAACTTGCCGAACTCGCCCACCAGACCGTTGATGTCCTTGCCTAGCTTGATGGCCTTCTGGATGCCAGCGACAGCAGCCTGGGCAGCGGCAAACGCTGTTAGGGGATCCATAGTATCCAGAATCCTATCTTAACCAATGCAAGCACACAGGCCAAAAGAACGCACGCCAGCAAGAAGGCAAAGAACCAGTCAAGCATGGCTATCTCAACAAGCTGGCCCAAATGACTCCGGCCATTGCAGCAATCATCACCCCCGCCACTTTAAGAATGATGCCCTCAATGCGCTTCAAGCGGGCATTAATTTGTTCGTACCTGACAGCGCAGATCTCTTCATGCGTCATCAATTTGGCGGCGGTGATGTTAATCGTGTCCATTACATTTGCTCGACAATGGTTTTAAGGGCAAAAACATCCGGCGCTGCGTCAATGTCAGCTTGCAAGGCCGCGTACTTCTCGCGCACAACCTGACGGGCAGCTTCAGCAGCCGCCGCCTCGGAAGGGATGGTGGCCTTGATGTCCAGGGGCGCGAACTCTTGCGAGCGGGCCGTGCGGCGCATATCGTGGGCAATGGCTTTTGCCTTGGGGATGTTGACGGAAATCATGCGTACTCCCATGCACCACGGAAGGTGCGGTCAGACGGGATGTCAGCGACATCCACGATTTGGTAAGGCTTGCCTGCGGGCACATCTTTGGCTGCGATCTCTTCAATCGTCAGGCCGCACTCGGGGGCGGGGACAATGATGGCAACGCCATCGTCGGTGGGGTAAATGATTCGTTGGTTCATAAAAGCTCCTTTTGGTTAGCGGAATACTGAAACCCCAACAAATGGACAGTCA